GCCGCCTGCCCTGCCGCAATCGCGTCCTGCAGGTCGCCGGTCCGCTTGAGCTCGTCATTGTAGGCAGAGAGCGCCGGAACAGCGCCTTCCCACTGCCCCGCCACCTGCGCAATGAGTTCGTTCTGCTTTTTCAGCGTTTCCGCGCTGTCGGCCGCCTCGCTTTTCCACGACATGAAATACTGGATCGCAGCCGCGGCTGCCGCGACCAGGCCGAGCGTCACCAGCGAGACCGGGTTGACGATGGAGATCAGCGCAGCACCAAGGCTGCGCACGGCGCCGGCCGCGCCCATCGGACCGAGCACGGCAGAAATCTGCGTGCCCTGCTGCAGGGCGATCTGCAGTGGCGACATGCCCATCGCGGCCGTCACGCCGATGTCCTGGAACTGCGCCGCGATGTTCGCGGTGTTGAACTGGCCGGCACTGCCGAGCCCGGAGACATTCTGGTTGGCGACGTTCGCCGACAGCTGCGCCTGCTTCACGCGATCGATGTCGGCAATCTGGCGCTGCCGCAGCTGCGAAAGGGTGCGCGCCGCCTCGACCTGCGTCGTGACGCCCAGCATCACGGCGCGGTCGATCAGCGCCATGGAGCGCGTCATTTCGCGCTCCATGGCAAACTGTGCCTTCATCACTGGATCCATCGACGCCTGCAGCTTTCGGTAGGCATTGCCGACGCGATCGACAGACTGCGGCACGCCGGTCGCCATTTGCATCTGGGCCGCCATGCCAGCGCTCATCTTCGCCTGCGTGGCTTCGGCGATCGCGCCCGTCTTCTGGTAGGCGCGGTCGATCTCGGCCAGGCCCGCCACCGTGCCACGGCCGTCGACGACAAGTTCGGTCACCTGCTTTTCGGCCATGGCGAGCTACTCCTGTTCGGATTTCTGTTTCTTGGCGCGCGACGCCACATAGGCCTGGTCGAGCGCTTCGATCTGCTCGATCTCCCAGCGCCGCAGCCGCACGCCGGTGGCGGCCTGGAACGCGACGATTTCCGACCAGGGCACGAGACCGACACCAAACCCCATCGGGCGCCGGTTCGAAAGCCGCAGAAAGATGTTCCAGAGATAGACCAGGCAGCGCGGCAGCGGCGGCAGTTCCAGCTCCGCCTCGAGCCTGGCGCGCTTTTTCGAGTCCTTCGTGCGCTCGAGCATGCCCTCAATGCGCTCGCGGTCGCTGACCCCGTCCTTGTCGGGCGCAGTCAGCGCAAAAAATGCCTCGCCATGGGCCTCTAGTCTTTCGGCGAGGCCTTCGTAAAAGACTTCTCGTCATTCAGATACTCGACGATCTGGGCCAGCGCCCAGCCCATCCTCGGCTCCATGAACACGGTCGCCACGGCAGCCTCGGAATATTCGATCGTCTCGCCGCCGTTCAGGAACGGCACCCTGATCGGCGAAAAGCCCAGGATGCGCGACGAGATCCATTCGACATTGTCGCGCCGGACCTCCTCGACGGTGCGCTCCTCGGCCTTGATCTTGCGGCCGTTGAGCTGCTGCTGCTCGAGCTTGCTGGCGCGCTCAAGCCCCTTGCGCTGCTGCGCGTCGGACCAGGCCAGCGCCTTGGGATGAAACGGGCCGGAAAGTTCGATGCGCCAGCCGGTCTTTGAGCCGTCGCGCTTCAGGATCTCGAGCACCGCCGATTCTTCTGGAATCGCGTCGGTGAGGTCGGAAACGTCCGTCATGGTCTTGTCCTTTGTCGGAAGGGAAGCGGCGGGTCCGACAACCCGCCGCCCATCGGTGCACCAATCGAAATCCCGCTGTCGGGCGGGATCTGGTCAGCGTTTCGCGGCGGCCTTTTCCACGACCCTGTCGGCAGCCGTCTGCGCTGCCTCTCCGGCCTTGGCGGCAAGCGCGGGATCGACATCGGCGGCGACCTGCACGATGACGCTTGCCTTGCCGGTCTCGCTGATGGCGATGCCCGGGAGACCATCGGCGCTGTGCGGCCAGACGACGGTGAAGCCCGCCGCCCTGGCCGCGACGATCGCTTCGTGGAATGCATGCGCCGTCTCGCGCAGCGTCTTTTCAGCCTGTCTCATGGGATTGTCTCCGTTGGGTTGGATCAGGTCGCGTTGCTGACCTGGATGATCGCCTGCGTGGCGGGATAGGCGCCGCCGCGCGTATCGACGCCGACCAGCGCCGAGGGCACTGCCCGGGTCACGGTGCGCGGCCCGCCCTGCTTCGACAGAGCCGACTTGTCGACGGAGCCATAGGTGAAGTTCGGAATGACCAGCGAGAAAAAGTCCGCCGGCGCCGTCTCGTTTTCTTGCGCCAGCAGCGACAGCGAAAGCGGCGTCTCGGCCAGGAAATCCGCCACGTCGAGCAGATCCTTGCGCATCGCGGTGAGGTTCATTGAGATCATCTGGGTGCCCAAGAACACGTCAGGCGCATATTTGCTCGGGCCGGTGACCGACGGCGCGGACGCCTGCAGGTCGAAGGTGATGTCGAAGGCCGTCAGGTCGAGAATGTCGCTGCCGACGCGCAGCGTCGCCTCCAGCGCCGCCATGGAAAGAGCGGATGGTTCGGCGGGCGACGTGAAGAACGGCGCGTCGCCGGAGGACTTGGTTTCAAACTGCCCGGTGCCGGTCCAGCCCAGTTCGGTCGTCAGCGTGCCGTCCGGCGCCATGGCAATGCGCAGGCGCGACCAGACGCAATCGGTAAAGATCTCCGAGGCGTCGAGATCGTATTCGTGCTCCTCGATCGTGAAATAGGTTTTTGCCAGCCCGCCCGCGCCGGGATTGGTGAGCTTGCGGCCGGGCCGCGTGATGGTGAAGGCAGTGTCGGCGACGGCGTTGAGCGTCAGCAGCTCGGCCACCGTGATGGTCGAGGCGGTCAGGCCGATGATGCGCAGGTTGCGGTCATTGTTGCCAGCGGTGGAATGGCCGGTCAGGCGGATCACATCGCCGACGCGCAGGCCCGCAGTGATCCAGGAGCCGCCGCCGGCGACGATCGTGTTGGTCGTCGTCGTGATGCTGGCGAGCGACGCCGTAGCCTCGGTGATCGCGAGATCGGCGGCCGACCAGTCGGTGCGCATGATGGCCGCCAGGATCGGGTCGAGCGCGCCCATGGCGATCGTGCCGTTATAGGTGCCGGCGGTCCGCTGAGAGCCGTGTCGCCCGCGGATCTGCATGCCGTCGCGCCGGATGATCGGATCCTCGATGGCGGCCTTCGACATCCGGCCGCCCTGCCCGCCTGCCTGCGGCAGGATCAAGGCGCCGCTGCCCGATGCCTGGCTGCCAAGCGCGCTCTGCGCCTTGATGGCCACATATGCGTTCCACTGTTCCTGGTAGCCCATGGCTCAGGTCTCCTGCTGTGTGAGTTTCGGAAAGGAGCGGACTAGCCGCGGTGCCAGTAGGTAAACGGAACGCTCATCGAGACGCGAAACCAGTTGCCGTCATCGTCGCCATCGTCGCCGTCGTCGATCGAGGGCGAAAGCGTCCGGACACAGAAGCCCGGCGTGGCATTGTAGAACTCGGCCGCCCGAAACAGCTCGCCGATCGCCACCGCATGTTCTGTCGCCACCGCGTCGTCGGATCCCACCGGCACGAAGACATGCGCATAGATGATGCCGTCATAGTGCCAGAGATGGTTGCCGCGCGTTCCGGTACCGGCGATCTCGCTGCCAGTACCCTTGATCTCCAGATTGACCCAGGGCACGAGATTGCCATTGCCGTCCACGGGCGGCCATGGCCCCGCAGCCGGCGGCTTGTTCTGGAAGATGATCTGCGTCGTCGTCCATCCCGCCACAAGCCGTGCCCGGATTGCCGCCTTCGCGCCTGCATAATCCGGCATCTCAGCGCTCCCGGATGATGAGGACGGGAAAGCGCAGCTCGCTCTTGTTGTGCGCTTTGCCCTTGGCCTTCGCCGGATTGACCAGCGTGCCCGCTCCCGACGAGCGCCCTATCAGCCCGCGATAGGTGAAGTCGATCGAGGCAATGTTGCCGAAGCGCGCCAGCACCTTTGCCCGGGCCTGCTGATAGACCATGGACGATCCCGGCAGCCGCATGGTCATCGTGCCGAGCTCGATCTTGCGGGAATAGGGCAGATAATTGGTGATCGCGACATCGTCGCCCGACGCGTAGGCGGAAAGGTTCGGAACCTCAGCGCCGTTCAGAAACAGCCGGTGCCCCATGCGATATTCCCCCGAAAGCACCGGGCTCAGGTCGAACAGCGTCTCCATGGCGAACTGCGCCACGCCGTCGAGGCGCGGATAGCGGTAGAGGATCACGCCATTGTGCCGCACCGCTTCCTCCGGCGCGCCAGCGCGGCCATCCACGAAGCGCGCGAACCGCTTTGGCTGCGGATCGGTCGCCATGATGCGGGCATGTTCCCGCTTGGCGGTGGCGACCAGCGATCGCTGCGTCGCCTCGACCGTCTTCTGCGCGACGATGCGAAAAGTCTCGCGGATGGAGATCGCGCGCGCCATCAGCCGCGCACCTGCATCTCGATCCTGACCAGTACGTCGGCGACGCGGATCGGCGTCACGCTGATGATGCGCCGCGGCACGCCGCCGGCGACCACAAAACCGTTCTGCGGCGGCACGCCAAAGGACTCTAGCCCGGTCGGCGAGACCACCACCTTGCTGTCGCCCTGCTGCAGGATGCCGGTGAGCTCGTCGGGCTTGTAGAACCGCATCCGCGCCTTGACGCTAGCCTGCCCGACATGCGTGTTCGTCTTGCGCAACAGCACCGTCTCGCCGACCTCCGCCAACGCCGCATCGAGATCCGCGATCATCTGAGCTGGTGTCACAGCGTATAGACCTCTAGGCCGCGCAGCAGCGACTGGGTCGTCTTGTGCACCAGGCCTGCTGCCTGGTCGGACACAGTGTACTGCCAGGTGCCGACGTCGGGAATTTCCTTCGAGCGCAGGAACATGTTCTCCATGGCCAGCGTCGCCTTCAGATGCTGCACGGTAACAATGATGGCCTGGCGCGCCCGCTCGTCGACTTCGCCCGTCCCCCCATCCGCTTCGGCGACGCCGTTGTATCCGGCCAAATAGCGGATGCGGATCGGCGACGGGTTGCGGCCGAGCGACGGTGCCGACCAGCCGCTGCGAAACCACAGCATGTCCTGCTCGCGAAAATAGTCGGCGTCCGAGACGGTCTGCAGCGCATCGTCGGAATCGACATAGACGACGCTGACCATGTCGATGATCGGGCGATACGGCAGCCTCAGATCGCAGGACGGCCAGCTATCGATCGAGGCCTCCAGCGTCTGCGGACCAAACGCCCGCCCGACCCACCCGCCAGGCCCATCTATATCGGCCGTCACCGCCGCAATCAGGGCAGCAACGCCCGCGTCATCGGCCGCGTGACTGCCGGCGATATCCGCCGGCGTCACGATCGGGTCGGGCGGAACGATGACGCGGACGCGCATGGCTTACTGCTCGGCGCGCTTGGCGCGGATCGCGGCGATGATGGCCGGCTTGTCGGCGCCATCCTCGACCTTGACGTCCTCTGCCTCGACGACGGCTGCGAGCTCATCGTCCGTCAACTCGAACAGCTCGTCGCCGACCTGGGTAGTCTGGGCGACAGCCGGATCGAGAGGCCCCTTGGCCTTTGCCTTCGCAGCGCTGAGACGCTCGGCGGTCTTGGCCTTGGCTGCCTCGACAGCCGCCTTGGTGCGGGCGCTTTCTTCGCGATCACGGGCGGCCTTCTCTTCCAGCGCCCGCTCCGCCTCGGTCTTCGGACCAGCGGCGGCTTTCAGCGCCTCCTCGGGCAGGCAACCGGCAGCGATCAGGCGCTTCGCCTGTTCATGCGTCGGTGCCGGCGAGAATTCGTCGCCGCGGGTGAATCGCTTGCCGCTGCGATTGTCGACGCATTCGGCAAGCACGGTCAGTGCTTTCGACATGATGATCTCCAGAAAGTTGCCCGACCGGACGATCCGGCCGGGTCGGGTTGCGGAATTTGCGTCAGGCCGCCGGCCAGTAGCGGGCGCCCGACAGCACCGCGACGGCCGCCACGAAGATATTGCCGGAATCGTTGGCGGCAGGCGTAATGGTCAGGCGCACATAGCGTTTTGGCCCGACATACCCGATCTTGCGGGTCTCGTTGTCGTCGTCGGCCGCTGTGAAACCTGCGGCCGCCTCAGTGCCGGTCAAGTTCGCGTCGGGCACAGCGGCGGCATCAGACAGGTTGGCCGCGTCGCCATGTTCGACCAGGACGGCGAAGGTGGCATTCGCGTCGGTGTTAGCGCCGATTGCGATGGCAAACATGCAGCTCCCGAACCCGGCGAGGTCAATGATTTCCGAGACAATGGCCGTATTGTCGGTCCTGGCCGCGACAGGGCTGATCGCCCGCTTGACCGAAAGGTGGTTGGCGAGGTCGCGCATGGCGATCTCCTTTCTCTGGTTCAGAAATGAGGGGAAAGGGTGGAGCAGGCCGGCTTCGGTGCCGGCCCGCCAGGAGGGGCGTCCGGCTATGCCGGAACGTCGAGCCCGACGAAGGGCGAGACTTCGTAGCCGTTCTCTTCCTTGATCGGGGCGTGCATCCAGGGCGCGCCATCGACGTTCCAGAAGATCTTGATCACGGTCTTGTTGTTCAGGCACTCGACATGCTCGGAAGCCGCGACGAACGGACCCGAGCCGTCCTTGATCAGGTAGTAAGTCCAGTCCGCCACGATGACGTCGCCCTTGGTTCCAAGAGCCGGCGCCCGGTTATTCCAGCGAACGGGGTAGCCGAGAAGGTTGCCGGCGAAGCCGTCACGTGCGTTGGGCTGCCAGATGTAGTGACCTTCCGGATCCACCATCTGGGCAATCTGCACGAGGCAGGACTGCGACATCGACCAGACCGGCGTACCGCCGCGCATCAGAAGAACGGCAACCATCTTCACCAGATCGACATAGCTGATCTGGTTGCTGACGGCACGGTTGACCCACTTGGTGGCGCCGGCATTGATGACGCCGAGCGGCTGCGTGACGCCGGTACCGCGCAGGAAGGCGTAGTCTTCCGCGCCGTTGACACCCTCGCGCATCATGCCTTCGAGGAATGCTGCGGAGGCCTGCCAGTTGCGAAGCAGCTTGTCGGTCACCTTCACATAACCCGCGATTTCGTGCGGGGTCAGAGTGATGCCCTTGAGCGCAGCGTTCGTCTCGGGCTTTGCCCCGCCCTCCTCGACCCAGCCGAAGGTCATGCCGCCGAACATGTTGCCGGGGTTGGTGCCGCTCTGGTCGAGCGCCGGCATGGTGATGGCCGCATCCGGAGGCGAGCCCGCCGGAATGACGGTGGCACGCGGACGCACCAGGGCGTCCTGCGGGCGCACGCTGAGGATGGTGCTGCGGACCTGCGTCGGCACCATGAAGCCGCCGGAAGTGTCATTGTCCATGCGCATTTCCGAGCGCAGGCCGTTCTCGTCAGTCTCCGCGCCGACGCCCTCGACGAAGTTAAGGCGCTGGTCGTTCGGGTTGAACCGCACTGCACTTAGGAATTCGCCGATGTTCTCGAATTCCTTCGCAGCCTCCGGGCCACCGGCGCGAGGCGGCGCGATTCCGCCGCGGCGGGATGCGGCCGGCACGACGGCGTCGAGAGCCGCAGTGCTGGCTTCATGCTCGACGATACGGTCGATACGCTTGTCGAGCCCGTCTTTTTCTGCCTTGAGGGCATCGAAGGCTGTTGCCTCCTCGGCGGTAAAGTCGCGGCCCTCGTCTTCCGAAGCCTTGATCATGGCCGACATCTGGCCGACGAGATCGACCCGCTTGGCACGCAGCGACGCAAGACCCACTTCGGCGAGGAACGAATGATCGCCGAGCGAGAAATGTGCCAGTGCCGTCGTCGCATCCGGCAACATGAAGACGGTGAGAGTCGCGGCGGCAAGAAGGAAGAGCGCGCCGCCAAACAGCGCGGTTCGTTTGGTCAGCATGGTGTTCTCCTGGGTGCTGAGGTCGCCGGATGAATCAGCGGTCGCTCGGGCCGGCACCCGAACGCTGATTGTCGTGCCGCAGGATGCGGAAACTGTCAGAGGGCGAGCGCGCGTTTCTCGCGTTCGGTCGCCAGCTTGCGCTTGGGCGTTGTGGCGCCAGCAAAACGCGCAATCGTTTCGTCGAGGGTCGCGACGCTGTCCGCCATGCCCTTGGCAATGGCGTCGGCAGCCATGACCATCCGGCCCTGGCCGAATTCCGACCGCACCGTGGCAAGTGAGGCGCTTCGGTTGCGGGCGACAGCGCGGATGAAGCGGTCATGATAGGCGTCGACCCGCTGCTGACGATGGGCGATAGCCTCCTCGCTGAGCGGGCCGAAGGGGTTGCCTTCTGCCTTGAACTCGCCCGCCGAGATGATGGTTTTCTTCACGCCGAGCTTCTCGAGCGCGGCACTGAGATCATCGTGAACGCCATAGACGCCAATCG